GCGAGAATGCAGACAATGAACCTCGTCCTAAGAACGAAACCTAAGCGAGAATACTAAGATGCAGCAAGAATGTGAAATTCTCAAGGTAGATGAGGAACAAAGGCTAGCGTATGGGTGGGCTTATGTGTCTACCCAAGGGGGACAAATTTCTTATGACCATTCTAAAGAGTGGATTAAGCCCGACACTCTGGAAAAGTCCGCCACCGAATTTATGATGACTGCCAGAGTGTCTAAGTTAAATCATTCTGGGGAGCAGATCGCAGAAATTGTCCACTCCCTCCCTGTTACTAAAGAGGTCGCAGAATCCCTAGGTATCCAGACGGATAGGGAAGGGTGGATCATCGGGGTTAAAGTCTTCGATGAAGATGTATGGGAAAACGTAAAGTCTGGAAAGTTGTCGTCCTTCTCTATTGGCGGCATCGCAACTGGGGGCAACCCCAAACTTAGAGGTTAGTTTCATGGAAGATGAAAACTATGAACTGGTAAACCTGAAGCTTGGGGAAGTTAGTTTTGTCCCTTCTGGCGATGATCCCCTCGCAAAGGTTGCCTTCACAAAACGTAAAGAGAATCCTATGGAAGACAATGTTATCAAAATGTCCGACAAGATGAAAGAGCGGATGAAGTACTACATGGAAGAGAAGGGTATGTCTGAAGATGACGCCCGGAAAGCATGTATGCGTGAAATGGAGAAGGCTTGGGACCTCCAAGCAGAGAACGAGCGTCTCCGTAAATTTCTCATTGAGAACGATTACGTAATCAAAGCAGAAGCAATCGAAAAGAAAGCACCAATGGAAACTATTGAAATCAATGGTGAGGCTATCAACAAGGCAGATATCCCTGCTCCGGTCCTTAAGGCACTGGAAGAAGCAGAAGTTGCCAAGCGTGATGTAGAACTCACCAAAGCTGCCCAAGAGAAACTCCCTAACTGGGATGAGGCAGTTGCAAAAGAACTTATGAAGTTTGACCTTGATGAAAAGATCATGGAAGCACTTATGGCGGCTGATGCTGCATTTGAAGCTGTCATGACTGAGAAGGGTCAGGATTCCGCAGCGGATGACCTCTCTAACCCTGAAGATAAACTTAACGAACTGGCTAAGTCTAAGAAGTCCGAATATGGCACTTTTGAGAAAGCCTACGCTGCTGTAGTTAAAACTGACGAAGGCAAGGCCCTTCTGAAAGCTATGAAGGAAGATAAATAATGGCTACCTATAACCTTGGTAAGACCCGTACTTTCCTCGCTGGTGAGGACCTGTCTGCCGCACAATACCATTTCGTAACCCTTGAGGCCGATGGTTTTGTTGATCTCGCAGATGCTGATGCTGAGAAGTGCATTGGTGTTCTGTGCAACTCCCCTGACTCCGGTGAGGCTGCTACTGTGGCTCTTGATGGTCGTGTCCTCGTTGAAGCTGGTGGTGCTATCACTGCTGGTGATGAAGTCGTGACTAATGCGGCTGGTGAAGCTGTTGAACTGACCACTTCGTCCTCGGCAACTGCTGTCACTATGGGCTATGCCCTTGAGGATGGTGTCGATGGTCAGATCATCGCTATTGAACTGATTCAAGGTGGTAACGCCACCAACCAGTCGTAATCTAGAAGGATAACCAATAATGCCTATTCTTACTCCCTCGGCGGTCCATCTGGATAAACCGCTTACTAACCTGACCATTGCCTATGTGCAAGATCAGTCGAACTTCGTTGCAGACAAAATCTTCCCTGTTGTTAACGTGGACAGCCAGTCGGATAAGTACTACATCTACGACCGTGGTACTATGAACCGTAAGGGTGATGTTGCTGAACTGGCTCCGAATACTCCTGCCAACGACATTGAAATCGCTCTGTCGAATGACAACTATTTCGCTCGTGTCTATGGCCTGCGTATGCCGTTTAGTGAACAGGTTCTGGCTAACGAAGATGCCGCTCTGGATATTCGTATGGCTGGTGCCACGACCCTTGTCAACCGTATGCTGATCCACCGTGAAAATCAGTTTGCTTCTACGTTCTTTGCTGACAACGTATGGGGCACTAACTGGGATGGTGTTGCTAACGCTGACAATGACACGGCAATCGAAGTCACCAACTGGGATGACTACACCAACTCCACTCCGATTGAAGACGTTACTCGTCTGATGCGGACGGTACAACTGAAGTCTGGTGGGTTCAAGCCCAACAAGATGGTTGTGTCGAAGGAAGTTCGTGACGTCCTGATTAACCACCCGGATATTCTGGCCCGCCTGAATGGTGGTGCTACTGTCTCCAACCCTGCCCTGCTTACTAACGCCAAGATTGCTGAAGTCTTTGGTGTCTCTCAGTTCCTCGTCATGGAAGCTGTTGAGAATGACTCGGCAGAGGGTGTTGCAGAAAGCAATTCCTTCATTGGTGGTAATCACTGTCTGCTGGTTCACTCGCCTGATGCGGCTGGTCTGATGACCCCGATGGCTGGTGCAACCTTTGCATGGAACTCCATCCCCGGTGCATCTAACCTTGGTGTGACCGTGGAATCCTTCAGTGGTGACTACCTGCGTGAAATCCAGATCGCAGAACGTATCCAAGTCAAGATGGCGTATGACATGCGCGTGACCGGGGCCGATCTGGGCGGGTTCATCAATAGTGTGATCTCGACCTAATGGGAACTAAAGTCTGCACCTCTTGTGGCTTAGAGAAAGATTACTCCGAGTATTATAAACAGAAGGGGTGTAGACTTGGCTTGAGGCCCTACTGCAAAGCCTGTATCAAAAGTCAGAACGAATCTTGTCAGAAAGCAAACCCTGAACCGGCGAGACTAGCCAAGAAGCGTTGGGTTGAGAACAATAAGGAAAAGCACTACGAAAACGTCTCTAGGTGGAGGAAAGAGAACCCCCACAAGCACCGCGCTAAAGAGGCAAAACGTAGGGCACAAAAACTAAATGCAACCCCACCTTGGCTAACTCAGGATCAGATGGAAGACATAGCCGCTTTCTACGAGTTGTCTGGGAAATTTGGTAAACTGTTTGGCGTAGAGTATCAGGTAGACCACATAGTGCCCCTACAAGGTAAAAATGTCTGTGGTCTACACGTCCCTTGGAATCTTCAGGTTTTAGAGAGAAGCCTAAATCGGAAGAAATCCAATGATATGAAGGTCACTGGTGCAGACCTCGGCGGCTTCATTAACTCCGTCATCTCTACCTAATTCTTTGTAGGTAATACTGAGGCATCCGGGGGTAATACCTCGGGTGTCCTCCACCAAGAACTCATCATACAAATTGGAGATATATAATGGCACTAAAAGAAGGACTCCACCCGTCCTATTTGGGTTGGCAAGTGGATTGGCCTGTATTCGTCAAAGTACCCTTTAATGCTTTTGGGCAACAGTGGCGAAAGAGTCAACCGTTTAACTGGCATGGAATGTTTGGAGCGAACCCAGAGAAGATTGCTCAACTCTATGCACAAGGTTTTATCTACCACAACAAAACTCTTGAGGTAGAAAATAAGGTTGGTGACCGCCTCAGTGAAATGAACGCTGAAGACCTTCGTACTCTGGTGGTTCGTATGAACACTAAAGTCAAGTCTGTCACTACAACCGCTAAAGAGTTTAACCAGAAGAAGTGCAAGCAGTCTAAATACGATGACAAACAACGAGGGCTAATTCGGGCTTTCCTGCGTAACAATGACTGGATTGTGGACTACTTCTACGAACAACGTGACGATATCCTCGGAGAGTAATCTGAATGGCTTGGACATATTCTAACAGCAACCTAGCAACTACTACTGCAAGTGGGCGCTTGAATGCTGTCCGTCTGTTGGTTGGTGACACTGATACTACTGACCAACAGGTCCAAGACGAGGAGATTACTTTTGCTTTGTCTGAGGCACAAGACAATGTATACTTTGCAGCCTCTTGGGTTGCTAAGACTATTTCTAGTAAGTATGGCCGTAGGGTTGATACTAAACTTGATGGTCAACTCTCTGCTATGTACTCTCAACTACATAAACACTATCAAACTCTTGCAGTAAACCTAGAACAACAAGGTAAGAAGTACTCTGGTAGTTCTCTTGGGGTTAAATATGGTGGACTCAAGATCAGTGAAGTTAATAGTGTCCGTGATGATACTAACCGAG